AGAAAAAAGGAAGGTAAAAAAATAGGTTGGATAAAGTAATTGTTTTCGTATATTTGTATATATTTATAGGGGAATCCCAACTCCTTCCGTTTTATGAAAAAGTTTTTAAACAAAATCATCTCATTCTTTACTCCTACACCTAAAGGAGAATTTCCTGCAACCCCACGAGGTTTTACTGCTGCCAAAAATTGGGCACAAAATCAACCACACCCATATTCAGAGAATTTAACTCTATGGGAATCTATTTACACCACAAATGATGATGGATGGTATGTTCTTCAGAGAATCAACCGTCATAAAAAATTATACGATGCTTACAAAAAATGTAAGGATAATAAGGGGTGCAATGAACTGACTCTCAAAGAGTTAGAAGACGAAATATTTTAGTAAAAAAATATTAAAAAAAGCTTGGAATATTCGATATATTAGTGTATCTTTGTTCTAAGTTTATCAGTTAAAGATATTTATATCTATAAACATTAAACTTAATTTTAAACCATAAAACAAATAAAGCATGTCAACAAACATTGATGCAATCAGAGCCCGTCTGAACAAACTTCAGGGCACACAGAAAACGGCTGACTCACTATGGAAGCCAACAGTTGGTAAACACCAAATCCGTTTAGTACCTTACAAATTCAACAAGGATATTCCTTTCATTGAATTGTATTTTCACTACAACATCAACAACAAATCTTATTTATCACCAGCTTCATTCGGAAGACCTGACCCTATCGTAGAGTTTGCAGAAAAACTTAAGAGAATGGGTGGAAAGGATGATTACCGCGAAGCTAAGAAAATGGAGCCAAAATTGAGAACTTTTGTTCCCGTAATCGTAAGAGGTCAGGAAAGTGAAGGTGTTAAGTTTTGGGGATTTGGTAAGACAGTTTATCAAGAATTATTGGGTTATTTCGCAGACCCAGATTACGGTGATTTATCCGACCCAATCAATGGTAGAGATATCGTTGTAGATTACGCAGCAGCGGAAGGCGGAGCATCTTACCCAACTACTACTATCAGAGTTAAACCTACAACTACTAAGTTGCATGAGAACGATGATAAGATTAAGGAGTTGATTGGTAACGAAAAAGAAATCACAACTATCTACTCAGAATTGTCATATGATGAGTTGAAGAAAATCTTAGAAAATTGGTTAGCTGGAAACACAACTGATGAAGGTGCACAATCTGCTACACAAGAAACACTTGTGGCTAAAACAGAAAAGAGTGTAAGTGATTCATTTGATTTCGATACAAAGCCTCACCAATTAGATGATGAGATTCCACAATCAGCTACTCAACAAGAGTTGCCTTGGGATGAAACACCATCGACACCTGTATCTAAAACTACTCAACAAGTAGCAGATGCATTCGAAGATTTATTCAAATAATAACAAGTTATAAATTATGGCAAAAACTGATTTAGCAGATATTCTGGTCGATAGTCTGAACAAGAAAAATAAAGACCAAAAAATCGCCTTCTTCTTAGATGATGATTCCGATGGAGCACCAACCAATGTAAATGGATGGATTTCAACCGGAGCAGCTATGATGGATGTTGCTATTTCTAATCGCCCGTATGGTGGAATACCTGTTGGTAGAATTACTGAAATCACAGGTTTGGAGCAGAGCGGTAAATCATTACTCTCTGCTCACATCTTAGCGGAAACTCAAAAGCAAGGTGGAGTTGCAGTATTGATTGATACTGAAACTGCGGTAAGTAGAGAATTCTTTGATGCAATCGGAGTAGATGTATCCAAACTTCTATATGTGAGTGTAGATACAGTTGAGGATATCTTTGAAACAATTGAAACAATCATTGAGAAGGTTAGAACATCTGAAAAAGATAAGTTAGTAACAATCGTTGTGGATTCCGTTGCGGCGGCTTCTACTAAGAAAGAGATGGAATCGGATTATGATAAAGACGGTTATGCAACCGATAAAGCTATTATCATATCTAAGGCAATGAGAAAGATTACCAATGTAATTGGTAGACAGAAAATTGCAGTTATCTTCACAAACCAATTAAGACAAAAGTTAGGAGTAATGTTCGGTGACCCTTGGACAACGAGTGGTGGTAAGGCTTTGGCTTTCCACGCATCGGTTCGTTTAAGATTGAAGAACGTTGGACAAATTAAAACTAAAGTTGGTGGAACGGATAAAGTAGTAGGAATCTCAGTAAGAGCACAAGTGGTTAAGAACCGATTAGGGCCACCACTTCGTTCGGCAGATTTCGAAATCTACTTCGATAGAGGTATCGATAACTATGGTAGCTGGCTAACTGTATTAAAAGATAATAAGTTAGTTAAACAAGGTGGAGCTTGGTATGAGTATGTAGATACTGATACCGGTGAAGTTGTGAAATTCCAATCGAAGGATTTCATTGTAATGATGCAACAAAGACCTGAGTTAAGAGACCAAATTTATAAAAAGATTTGTGAGACGACTATTCTTCAATATAAAAAGGATACATACGATATTGAAGCAATGGAAGTTGATACAAATTTACCAAATGAAGTAGAATAGTGAATAACAAATACAAGAATTTATTAGATGAAGTAAATTTGGAACATACCACTAAACACCTTAGAACTAGAAATTCTAAGGTGTTATTTGTGGATGGTTTAAATATGTTCTTCCGTTGTTGGAGTACAAACCCAACAATGAATGAGGATGGAGAACACACGGGCGGCATGGTTGGATTCCTAAAATCATTAGGAGCAGTTATACGACAGGAGAACCCTACTAGAGTAGTAGTAATATTCGATGGTAAAGGTGGTTCACAAAAAAGAAAGGAAGTATTCTCAAATTACAAAGCGGATAGAAAAGTTAAATTCAGAGTCAATCGTCAGTATGATGATATGATGAGTGAAGAAGATGAGCAAGTAAGTTTGAGAAGGCAATTGAGTTCATTGGCTAACATCTTAGGTGTATTGCCAGTAACTACAATGATTTACGATAACATAGAAGCAGATGATGTAATCGGTTATTTGGCTAAACAAGTTATCAAAGAAGATGAAGGAGCATTAATCCTTTCATCTGATAAAGATTTCTTACAATTAGTTTCAGAGAATATCCACGTTTGGAATCCATTGAAGAAACAAAAAATTGATAAGGATAAATTAAAAGAATTATACGGAGTTCACGCTGAAAACTTTATATGGTATAGAGTAATGGATGGTGATAAATCCGATAACATAGATGGTGTAAAAGGATGTGGATTAAAAACACTTCTTAAAAGATTACCTGTATTGGAAACTGATGTTAGATTGACAGTGGATGAACTGATGAGATTAGCAGAAGAACAAAAAGGAGAATACAAAGTTTTTCAAACTATTTTAGATAGTAAAAAAATCATCGAAAGAAATTTCCAAATAATGCAATTGGAAGACCCTGATATTAGTGGGATTACCAAACTTAAAATAAACGATAGATTTAATGAATCAGTTGAACCATTAGATAAAATGAAGTTTATTGGGTTTGGTATGAAATATAAAATCCTACAAAATTGGGGAGATGTAAATGATTGGTTAAGGTCATCATTTGGTAATTTAGTTTTATAATAATTTGGAAATACCAAATTTTAATCTTATATTTGTTGAATGAGTGAAGCGGTAGATAATTTAGCGAAATACGGACAGAGTTACCAAACGAAAGTGGTAACTAATTTAGTAACAGATAGACCTTTCTTAGAACAAGTTTCGGATATTTTGGAAACAAAGTATTTCGAATCTGATACTAACAAATGGGTAGTTGATATAACCCGTAAATACTTTCACAAATATAAGAATACTCCTACTACGGATTTCTTTAAAACGGAGATACAAAAAATCACCGATAAGGCACTTCAACAAAATGTTCTTACTCAGTTAAAAGCAATTTATTCTCAACAAAGTGGTGGAGATTCTGAATGGGTTAAGAATGAATTTGTAACATTCTGTAAAAATCAAAACTTTAAAAATGTTATTCTTACTTCGGTTGATTTATTACAAACCGGCCAATTTGATAAGATTGAGAAGTTGGTAAGAGATGCAGTTAAAGTTGGACAAGCAAATGATTTAGGATTAGATTACAAAGAAGATATTGAAGTTCGTTTTGAAGAAGTTAATAGAAGAACTGTTAAAACGAATTGGGATGTTATTGATGATTTAACTGATGGTGGATTAGGGCCTGGTGAGTTAGGAGTAATTGTTGCACCATCTGGAGTTGGTAAGACTTGGGTTCTTTGCCACATTGGAGCAGAAGCAGTTAGACAGGGTAAGAATGTGTTACACTATACATTAGAACTTACACAAAACTATGTTGGACAAAGATATGATACTATCTTTACCGGTATCCCATCATCTGATTTAAAAGAGAACAAAGACCAAATTAGAGATAAGGTAGATAAACTAAAAGGTGGTTTGATGATTAAATATTATCCACCAAAAGGTATTACTGCAAACACAATCGCTGCGCATATAGATATGGTTCGTTCAACCAAATTTCAGCCCGATTTGATAATTATAGACTACGCTGATTTATTAGTTTCAGTTAACTCTAAAAACAATTCAGATTATCAAGAGCAAGGTGGTATCTATATTGATTTAAGAGCAATGGGAGGTGAGTATCAAATACCAATTTGGACTGCATCCCAAACTAATAGAAGTGCGATTGAAAGTGATGTAATTCACGCTGATAAAATCGCGGATAGTTATGCAAAAGTAATGAACGCAGATTTAATCATATCAGTTAGTAGAAAGGATACTGATAAGTTGAATGATACTGCTAGATTCCACGTTATGAAAAACAGATTTGGGCAGGATGGATTAACATTCCCTGCAAAGATGAATACTAATAAAGGTGTGATTGAAGTATATGCGGCTAATTCATCAAATGGAATTATAGCAAGTAAGGAAAGTAAAAATGGAGAATTATTACAAAAACAACTACTGCATAAAAAGTATGTAGATAATATGGGATAATATGAATGAAGCTGATTTAGAAATAATAGATGAAATATCATCAGGTATGGCTATATTAGATGGTTTGAATGAAGCTATAATTGGATATGATAGTAACACAACTAGGATTATATATGACTATGACCTTATATTAGAGATTTTAATAGAAAAGCATTCTCTAACAATTGAAAATGCTATTGAATATATCGATTATAATATAGTTAGTTTACAATTAAACGATGATGAAGGTAACAATATATCCCCTATAATTTTTAATAGATTTCCGTTTGATGAATCGAATGATTAGAAAAAATTCTAAAGAAAACTAAAGAAAAAACGACAAAAAAGATTTCTAAAGAACCAAAAATTTTTTAGAGATTGTGATGTATTTATTCTTACCTATTAGAATAAACACATAATAAAGACTACACTATGAGCAAATTATTTACGGATAGAATCCCCTACAAACCATTTGAATTCCCAGACTACTACAATGAAGGTTGGTTAAAACAAATGCAAGCATTTTGGTTACATACCGAAATACCAATGCAGGGAGATGTGAAGGATTGGAATGAAAATTTAACAAAAGAAGAAAAACACTTAGTTGGTAATATCCTTTTAGGATTTGCTCAAACCGAATGTGCAGTATCAGATTATTGGACAGGTATGGTTACCAAATGGTTTCCAAAGCATGAGATTAGACAAATGGCAATGGCATTTGGTTCTCAGGAAACAATCCATTCAGTTGCATATTCTTATTTAAATGAAACATTAGGATTAGATGACTTCGCAGGCTTTATGCATGATGAGGTTATGAAAGAAAGATTCGAGTTGTTAACAAATACAACCGCAGATTGGACACCTAAAGATTTAGATACTAATCACAAAGCTAGAGTTGAGGTTGCTCGTTCACTTGCTATCTTTTCGGCATTTGCTGAAGGTGTGGCATTATATTCTTCATTCGCTGTATTGTATTCTTTCCAAATGAGAAATCTATTGAAAGGAATCGGACAACAAATGAAGTGGAGTGTTAGAGATGAATCCTTACACTCAAAGATGGGGTGTCAACTATTCAGACACATGTGTGATGAATATCCTGAATTGTTAGAAGAAGCAAAAGCTGACATCTACAAAGCAGCTGAAATCATTAGAGATTTAGAACACAAATTTATTGATAAGATTTTTGAAATGGGTGATTTAGAGAATCTTAAAAAAGATGACCTAAAAGAATTCATTACAAAGCGAGTTAATGAAAAATTAGGAGAGCTGGGGTATAACCCAATTAAAGGTGGAGATGATTACTTTGAGTTTAACGAAAAGAAAGCATCTGAATTAGATTGGTTTTATCATCTTACCGGTGGAGTAACCCACACCGACTTCTTCGCTATGAGACCTACTGATTATAGTAAGGCAGGCGAAGGTGAAAATTGGGATGATTTATTTTAAAAAAAGTTTATGAAAAATTACGGAGAAGATTTTGGATGGGAAGTAGATGTTGATTTTCCATCTTGGGGAAACAATGAGATATACATAAAAACTATATCTAAAACATATTTGCAAGCAGGAGAAAAACCTAAAGATGCATATTGGAGAGTTGCTACGGCAGTTGCTAAGAGATTGGATAAACCACAATTAGCAACAAAGTTCTTTGATTATATTTGGAAAGGTTGGTTATGTTTAGCAACACCTGTATTAGCAAATACTGGTACTGATAGAGGTTTACCAATCTCTTGTTTTGGTATTGATGTGGGTGATAGCATCTATGAGATTGGTTCAAAGAACTTAGAGTTAATGTTATTGGCAAAGCACGGAGGTGGTGTTGGTATTGGAATCAATATGATACGACCTGCGGGTTCTAAAATCACCGGTAATGGAACATCTGATGGTATTGTACCATTTGCTAAAATCTACGATTCTACGATACTCGCAACGAATCAGGGAAGTGTTCGTAGAGGTGCAGCATCAGTAAACATTAAAATTGAACATAAGGATTTTGAAGATTTCTTAGAAATTAGAGAACCTAAAGGTGATGTAAATCGTCAATCATTAAACTTACATCAATGTGTTGTAGTTAGTGATAGATTTATGAAGAAGTTGGAAGAAGGAGATTCGGATGCTCGTAGAAAATGGGGTAAGTTACTTCAGAAGCGTAAAGCAACGGGTGAACCTTATATTATGTATAAAGGAAATGTGAACAAAGCAAATCCTGAAATGTATAAGAAGAACGGATTGAAAGTACATATGACTAATATTTGTTCTGAAATCGTTTTACATACCGATGAGCAACATTCATTCGTTTGTTGTCTAAGTTCATTAAATTTAGCAAAATACGATGAGTGGAAAGATACTGATTTAGTTTACACATCTACTATTTTTTTAGATGGTGTATTAGAAGAATTCTTACAAAGAGCTAAGAATATGAAAGGATTTGAGAACTCAGTTCGTTCAGCAGAAAGAGGTAGAGCGTTGGGGTTGGGTGTATTAGGATGGCATACTTACTTACAACAAAAAGGATTACCATTTGAAGGATTGCAGGCTCAATTTGAAACTCGTAAGATTTTTTCTCAAATGAAGATTGAATCCGAAAGAGCAAGTAGAGATTTGGCATCTGAATATGGTGAACCTCTATGGTGTAAAGAAAGTGGATTCAGAAATACTCACTTGAGAGCAGTAGCACCTACGGTATCAAACTCTAAATTAAGTGGTAATGTGAGTAGTGGTATTGAACCTTGGGCAGCTAATGTATTTACGGAACAAACATCAAAAGGAACTTTCATTAGAAAGAACCCTGAATTGGAAAGAGTACTTCGTAAGATTGGTAAGAATACCAAAGAAGTATGGGATAAGATTTTAGCAGATGGTGGTTCAGTACAAGATTTGGACTTCTTAGATGAGTGGTGTTTCTTAGATGGTAAATTAGTTGAATGCTCAGAAGTAACTGAAGACTCACACAAAGGTAGATGCAATTCAGTTAAAGATGTATTCAAAACATTTAAAG